TAATCATTTCATCAGCATACTTTAAGAAAATTTTTCCTGACTTGAAATGATACAATCCTACGTTTGCTTCTTTCGATATTACTTCCTTCTCAACCACATTTGTAACTATACCATCGTCGCCATATTCAGAATAACTATGATCCGGACTATTAGCAGTGAATGTAAGTAAGAATCCATCGCTGTCTTCAACAATCTTGTCAGGATTGAACACAGGACCAAAATGTACATCAGGCGTGTACACAATTAAAGGCAAGTCGTTGTCTATATGTTCTCTGGCCAATGTGCAAGTTTCTAAAGCACCTCTTGTTACTTTGTTTAATTTTATTATTGTAATATCTTCGCCAAACTTTTGTTTTAGAATTTTGTCTATGCTGAAATTGTAAACATGGTCTACCCTAATCATAAAAATTAAATTGCAATCTTTTGTTTCAACAGAGTCCATTGCCCAGTCTATTACGTGTTTGTTCTTTGCTAGTATCAACGCTTTAGGCATTGTGTAACCCGCGTCGATAAATCTTTGGGCCTTGCCCGCTATTGGAAGTAGTAGGTTATACTTTTTCATTCTCTGTCCTTATCAGTTTACTTGTTGTTTCGTGTGCATACTTCTGTATTTCTTCTATTTGTAGTCCGAGATGTAAACCATACAAGAAACTGCTGGCGAACATATCACCTGCACCGAGAACGTTACTCTTGGGTACAAACATACTGTCTTCTATTTTATAAGTTGTTTCGTATCTGCCATCTGATACAACACTGCTTTTAGATGTGTGTAGTACGACATGACCCTTTGTGTCTTTGCACATTGTTGTAAGGTCAGCATATGCATCTTCGTCAGCAATGAAAAAATAATCAATGTGTTGCAACAAAGAAGTATCAACTCGAGGTCCTGCACAAACATCTGCAGAAACAATACCTGTTAGGTCTTTCAACCAACTTACATCAAGTAGTTTGTTGATGTACATCGCGTGTGATATCTTAGAATTTTGTATAATTGGTTTGTTGGTTTTGATGTCAGGTACAAAGTTGGAGTACCTTGTGCTCGAGTCTCTGTCAATGTAAACTATTGCTTCACCTATTGAAGTGGGACACATTCCTATGTCCAAGTCTGGTGCTACCTGTTTGAATGTTCTCCACATATTGGCCATTGCACCAAGTGTTTGTTTTTCCTCGAAGCCGTCGAATATTCTGTCGACAGTCATATGTCCGTAGAGAGTTATGTCGTGCATTAGAACTTCTCCTTTTCGTCTAACTCGTAAACTTTTTTAAGATGTTCTTCGAATGGCGGATTGGGTATTAGGTTATCTGTCTGTAGTTGGTCAAGCAAATGCATCACAAAGTTCTCTCCGCTGTTTGCATCTATTGGATCTGCGTATGACTGCACAGTCATCTCACTGTTCATAGGACAGTATGTGTGTTCTAGTTTCTTCATTATCTCTATGTCAAATATGTCGTCACCGGCATAGACTATCTCTTGCATCTTGACATTGTACTGTTTTGCCAAGTCATCTATGTATTGTGACTTGTCAGTGTGCTTGCCATCTTTTCTGTTTACTATGCAAGGTATGTTCCTGTTCTTTGCTATGGACTCGTTGAAAGGGTCTCCTGTCAGGAATACAACATCGATGTCCATTGCCCTCAATCTTTTTATTGCTGTCCAATCCTTGTCACAGAATGTTTTCATCACAACGTCGCCTTCGCGGTTGTAATATTTTTTACCATCTGTTAACACACCATCGACGTCGAGTATCACTAATTTAATCACTGAACTTCTCCACGTAGTCACTGCACACACCTGCGAACTTCTGTACGTCGCCTGGATTTAGTTTCTCAGGATGCACAGCGATTGTGTACTGTCCGCCTGGTTGTCCCGGATAGGCCCATATCCACCCTTGACTTGTCATTACGTAGTCGTCACTCTTGTGATAGAAACAATGTATGCCTAAAGCAGTCATTGCCTCTAGGGCGTTGAAACTTTTAGCGTGGCACCAGAGAGGATTGTCTCTTAGGAATTCTATTGATACTGCTTCTTGTGGTTTGTCGTGTCCTAGATAAAATTGCTTACCATCGAACTTGCAGATATCTATTTCACAATGGTAACCCTGCCTTAGTGCATCCTTGATGTATGCGACTGTGTTTTCTTTTTCAGGATTGAGGCCATTGGTGTTGCCTCTGTGTGCTATGAGAATCATTATGTGCTTATTTAATGATTTCGTGTTAGTCGGATAGGTATTTCTCCAAACGGAAACCTTTGGAGTCGTAGCACTCCACGTAGTCCGAATTGTTGCTGTGTCTTATCGTGCCTTGTCCCCACACCACGTCATGGTCACTGTATGCGAACGCTTTCTTTATGGTGACATCTATGTATTGTCCATTACCAACTCCTAGTGTAAGGAACGTGACGTATCTGCCTTTGTCTCCTCTGAACACTCTGCCGTTGGCTATCATTCCTGCGAACTCCACCTTGTCCAGATAAAGTTCTTTCACATACATACCAGGCATGAAGTTATCGTCACTCCACCAACCGTACTTCCTGTATTGGAACTCTGGTGTGTCCCACTTGTCAGACTTGCTTGGTGTTACAACATCTATGCCAACCCTCTTTGCTTCTGTCCTATACACCCAACGCTTGTAGGATCCTTGACAGTGTTTCAAACACGACTTCCAGAACTTCTCTGGATTGTGTGCTTTCTGATATGCCAACGCCCATATCAGTCTACCTAAATTCACAGCGTGTGCTCTGCACAGGCCAAATCCAGACAGTGATTGTAGCATTGTGATTATCTCATCTTTGCGTGGATGGTCGCCTAGTTTTGTGATAAACTGCATTATCTTCTCTTCGTTCTTCTTGGCGAATGCCCTACGATACATGTCGGCTTCGTACTTGTCTATGCCCAGCACCTCTGATATCCTGTCTATGGCATCGTCCTCGTACACTATGGTGTCACTCATACGTTCCTTGCTCCAGTCATGGAACATGGTTGCTTTCTTACGTCCTGACACCGCCACAGGTCTTATCAGTGCTGTGCCGAACACACAGTCCTTGCTACTCTTTGGTTGTATCGCCCTGAACAGTCTCCGCATCGCAGGACTCTCTGCCTGTGTCACTCCCAACACGTCTCCTCGACACAAAAGGGCCGAGGTAGCGGCATCTTCCTGAGGATAGTCTGTCAGTTTCATTGTGGGATCTATCTCTATGAGTTGCGACAAACCACGATTGGCTAAAATGTCCACCTTCAGGTGTTCCAGGTCCTCCACTTCGTTTTTGTCTAGTAGTATTTGATTCTCCGCCGTGAACAGGCTTTTTGGTAGTTGTCTTTGAAACATCAGTATTCCTCCGCAGTGTTTTGATATGCATCTCTTCTTGCCTTTCAATTTGTTCTCGATACGTTTGGCTTCTTTGGTGTCGATGCCCAACGACTCATATGTGAACCTGCGGGGTAGGTTACCCTTGGCACCAAGTCTCTTGGCCGCCTCACGCCTTGCTGACTTATCCTTATAGAGCACGTAGTTAGATATCCTAGCACTGCGTCCGGGCCACTTCTTGAAGATCCTCTGCATGACCTCGTCCTGTTGATGATGGGGGAAATCAATATCAACATCAGGTAGGTCGTCCCTGTTTGGGTTGAGGAATCTTGCCACGGGTATGTCCCACTCCACTGGGTCCACATCTGTTATGCCCAATAGGTAACAGACCAATGACGAACCAGCACTACCACGTGTCATGTGTGGTATGTCCCTTGTCATTGCAATGATATCACATATTTGGATGAAGTAGTCTACGAAACGTAGTTGAAGGATGATTTGAGTCTCCTCGGCGAGCCTTTGCGTGTATTCTTCTGTGCCTGGACATTGCCTAATGAATCTATCGTACAGCCTTGTTATGTCGTTCAGTTCCTTGTCTTTCATTTGCCTATGCTTTTATGTTTGCCTGTGTTGCCTTGAGCAAGTGTATTTATCTACGTATATTATTATGCAGTGAGATTTTGGCGAAGTTTACTTTTGGGAATTGTGATATCTCTCTTGTCACAAGCGGCACTGATCACACACTCATCGCACAAGGGTGATCTTGATTTACAAACAAGTTTTGCATGTGTTATCAACCACATGTGAGCACCGTATTTGTATTTGCCGGGTGTGGTGTCATTGACCGTGATAGATGCTTTGCCTTCGTCGAGGCTGTCTGCCCAACCAAGACGCCACAACATCCTGAACACGTGGGTGTCCACTGCTATGTGTGGTTCGCCAAAAACGAACCTCATCACTATGTCAGAACTCTTACGTCCAACTCCTGGCAGTGTCATCAGTTCTTTCTGTGTGCTTGGCACACGACCATCAAACTTCTCCAAAAGCATTTTACTTGTGGCCAGTATGTTTTTAGATTTTGCATTGAACAAGCCTGCAGGTTTGATTGCTTCTATGATCTCATCCTGTGATAGTTTGAGCATGTCTTCAGGCGTGTCTGCCAGTGCAAAAAGTTGTCTACAAGCGACCGCTGTCCTTTTGTCTTGCGATTGTGCAGATAACATCACTCCTATTAGGCTTGTGTATGCCTTGGAGTATATTTTTGCTTTAGGTTTTTTGTTTGAGTAGTTTGGATATAGAGAACTTAATTTCTCGTATATATGGTTGATGTCATTACTGTTCTTCATCTGAGTGCAGTTCGTTTAAGAGTTGTCTCAGTTTACCGCCCTCGACTGTGGCTTTCACTTTTCCTATTGTGTCACCTTTTGTTGGATCAGGAACTTCTGGCCTAGCGTCTGTTGGTGTGCCCCCTCCTGTTACCTTAGATGTCTTTTTGAGATTATCGTATATTGTACTTCTCTGTTTGTCAAACTGTTTGTATTCTGGATCATCCGCCAAGTCTCTGATACGTAAACTGTCCACGTCAAACTCTAGATCCACTTTCTGTCCAACACCAGAACTTGATCTTGTTTTCATGAACTGTATCTGATACCTGCCACGTTCTTTCATTGCTCTTGATGTGAATATACCTATCACATTGTCAGCAGTCTGTATCTTAGAGAGTCCACCTGAGATGTGACTGTGATCAAACTCTATCTCTTCAACCGATGCCCTGTTCAACTGTGATGCAGTTGCCAACACGCATTGTTTCTCCACGACCAAGTTTCTCAGTTCTTCAGACACGTACTTGTCCTTGATAAACAAGTCCGCTGGCGATATCTTTTTACTCTTTGGCATCATGAGATCCAGGTAGTCAATCAGTATACAATCAATTTTTTTCTTGTTCTTAAGTTCTAGTTCTTTCAGATAAGTTCTCACATCCAACACGTTGCTACCACTTGGCAAGTATTTGATCTGCAAGTTTCCTGCTTTCTTCTTCAACATCTTGACTTTCATCTCAACGTTCTCTATCTCAGGAAACACTTTCTTTGTTGGAATGTTTGTCATCATCGCATCAAGCCTCATCGCTGTCAGTTGTTCACTCAATTCAAAAGAAATATAACAAACGTTCAGACCAGCCAGTGCCCAATTAACCGCAAGATTCTGCAAGAACAAACTCTTACCTGCGCCTGATCCACCTGCAAAGATGTTTAGTTCTCCGCGGTTGAAACCGCCAAACAGTTTCT